ATGGTTTCAATAAACCTGTATATGCTGTAGGCAAATGCAAAACAATCTCGCCTAATGAAATCTCTGATGTAGCGTTTACGCACTTCAAAAACTGGACGTGGTTAAACACTGAAAAGCTACATATAGGTGCTATGATGGCAATGAGTATGGAAGCTGCAAAGCTTAGCAAAAACACAATCAAGGAGGTGGCATAATGCCTTATATTCCAACACAAGATAGGTCTAATATTGATGAGGCACTGTTAGACTTTGGATCTGAATGGATCCCTAACAATGCTGGAGAGCTTAATTGGCTGGTAACAACATTTATCAACAACTATCTAAGTGCTAATGGTATTAGATACTCATACCTAAACGACATGATGGGTGCGATAGAATGCTGTAAACTAGAACTGTATCGCAAGATTGGTGCCCCTTACGAAGAAATTAAAGAAGAAGAAAATGGTCGTGCTTATACGATCGAACTGCAAAACATGATGGAGAACTACTAAAATGACTACATATATCGCAATCTTTCAAAGCTCTTTCTCAGACAACAAAGGGCAAGTTTACACTCAAGAGATTAATTGGGATGGAGATGACGGTCCTCAAGGTATCGAAGACTTTGAGAAAGTTAAAAAAGAACTAGGCAAGAGTCAAGCGTTAGAAATCTATGAGACTACAGATTTAGAAAGCATTGAGATGTTTGCCTCTATGATAAACCTATTAGCAGTTAGCGAAGGTTACGTTGAAGTCTTAGACGAGTTAGAGCACTCACAAGTTGCGCCTATGTACACACCTATGTTACCGCAACAACCCTCTTTGTCTTTGGTGGTCAACAATACAGTGCACTAAGCCCAGCGCCCAAATAACCCTTTAAAAACAAAGGGTTACGGGCCACGGCGCCGCACGGGGCTAAGTTATTGATATTAAAGGGTTTTTTCTTGTTGACAGCAAAGACAGTTTGATCTAAAGTCTATATAAACAAAGGAGGCTGTTATGACCCAATATTACAACATTCAACACCTAAAAGATATTATTGTGGTATGCAAAGTGACTATTCCTAAAGAGGATGACCCTTGCGATGATGTTACCCACTGGGCAGGAAAAAAGATAATAAAAACAACGCCTTAGGGCGTGCAGGGCCGCGCCCGCTAACCTATTGATATTAAAGCATTCTTTTTTGTTGCAATGCCCGTTTTTATATGCGATAACTAATCATCAGATAGGAGGTTGGCAGCATGAAAAATAAACGAGAGACTTTTCGGCTATTAATGGAAATAACTAGAACAGGCGTTCCTATTGCAATTTTAGGATTACAAATTGCAATTTTTGTTCAATAGCACGATCGCCCCCTAAAAAGCCTGTAATATCAAACACTTAGGGGGCGGGGGGCCGCGCCGGCTAACCTATTGATATTAAAGGGTTTTTTTATAGAATTAAAATGCTAAGTCCTTGATTTTAAAGCATTCTTTTCTATTGCTATTTGCTTTTTTAAATGTTAGAAATATATATAACTCAGAGAAAGGAAGCTAATATGTCTGAAGCTAAAAAAACTGTAAACTACACTGCCAATCAAATTGATGTTATCAAATCAATGTATATTGATCTCGGCAATGACGGTCTTGAGCAGATTGCAGAGACTGTCAACAAATCGGTGCGGAGCGTTCGCTCTAAACTGGTGCGGGAAGGCGTTTATACTGCCTCACCAAAAAAGACTGCTGCTAAAAAAGATGCAGGTCCAACAAAAAAAGAGCTGTTGAATCAGCTTGAGGAAATTCTCGGTTTTGATGTTACGCCGCTACAAGGCTCAACAAAAGCTGGAATTGAATCTTTAATTGAATATGCACAATCAAATGCAGCATAATTAAAGGGGCTTCGGCCCCTTTTTTTGCTCTACAAAAGAACAAAACGTGAACAAAAAAAGCCTTTAATATCAAGCACTTAGCGAGGGGGGCGCCGCGACTGCTAAGTCTTTGATATTGCACGATAAATTAATTTAAATTAAATGCTAAGTGTCTGAAAACATTGGGAAATAAAAGACACTTTCTGCTTGACGATTGGTTAAATTTTCGCTAAGATGGAAATATAAATTGAAAAGGAGCGAAAGCTATGAAATGTGTAACAATCTTTGACCTAGACGGAACTTGCATTGATTCCTCTCACCGCCAAGCTACACTGCCAGATGGCACTCTAAATCTAGCACTCTGGTTTAAAAATGCTACTCCAGAGAAAATTGCAAATGATCGTTTGCTGCCTCTAGCAAAAGAAATTCGTCGTCGCCGTGAAAAAGGTGACTATGTTGTAATTTGTACAGCTCGAAATATGAGGGATGCAGATGTTGAATTCTTGAAAGAAAACAACATGATGCCTCACAAAATTATCTCCCGTCCTATCGGTAACATGGAAGGCGATGCACATCTAAAAGCAAAACAGCTAAATTCCTTGTTTAGCTTGCGTCAGTTTAAACGCGCTACAAAAATTATGTTTGATGATGCTCCAAGCGTTCGTGGAACACTTCGGAAAATTGGCATTGCTGTTCTAAATCCAACTTGCTATAACTAGCAAAAAAACTCTTTAAGATCAAACACTTAGGGGGCAGGGCGCCCCGGCGGCTAACCCCTTGAAAACAAACGATTCTTTTTTTTCAATTTAACGCATTTTTTTGTTGCAATGGGTGTTGTAATATGCGATAAAGAGTGCAGGAAATGACAACAACAAGGAAACAGTCAGATGACTTTCAAGCCTACACTTTTCGTCGTAACAGATATTGAAACCACAATGAAGCATCGTGTTGCTTTTGACATTGCATGGCGTATCGTTGACAAAGCGGGTAAAGTTTACAATCAAGGGTCATATGTGATCCGCGAAGCGTTCAAGCATGACGTGCCGTTTTTCAAGGAAAAACTCGGTCATTATTTTGATGACGCCTATTCGCAGCTTATCAAGCCAGCCACTATTTTTGAGGTGCGCGAAGAATATAACGGTCAAATCGCTGAACTCAAGGCGCAAGGGCATCGCGTAATTTGCTGCGCGTATAACGCCGCGTTTGATTTCAAATATCTGCCAGAGACAATTCAGAAAATTTCTGGCAATGGTGGAGAGCGTTGGATGCAGCAAAGCGTTGAGCTGCTGGACATTTGGGATTTCTGGGGCGAAAGTGTTCCACGCAACTATCATGCAAATGCAAGTGCTAGCGGGAAATATTATTCCACAAGTGCGGAAAGCGCATATCGTTGGGAATTTATGCAGGAAGATTTTGTTGAGCGTCACATTGCTTGGCATGATTGCTTGATCGAGTCAGACATTCTTTGCAAGGCACTTGCTCGCAAAAAGAAAATGCCTGTTGTCAATAGTCCAAAACAATTTGCGGGTGCAGTGTGGAAAAAAATCAACACTCGCCTTGGGGTTGACGGAAAGATGGCTATTGCAGCCTAAGAGAGCGGGGGCTTCGGCCCCCCAATTTCTTCAATGTTTTCAAGCACTTAGCGGGCGGGGCGGCTCACCTCGTAACCCCTTGAATACAAACAATATTTTTAGCTATTGCAATGATCGCTAAAATATGAGATACATAATCAACAAAAGGAGAATGATCATGGGATATACAGTAACACACAAGGACATCAAGGTTGATTGCTATAATAGTGTTGAAGACAATTCTAATTTTGAGATTACCTGCGAAGATGAAAACAACGATACAGTTTGGATCGAAGGAAATCCTAATACAGAAGACTACACTTTTTCATCTTGGGAAGAAGTTGTGGCTTTCTTCCTAGATGAGGTTGGCATTTCTGACATAGTTGCAATTACAGCAGTTTAAGGAGTTATAAATGGCTAGAAGAATTGATATGACTAAATCAGGGAAATGCACAATTTGTGGCATTAACCTGTATGAAGAACGAGATAATAAACCTCACCAAATAGCAATGCCTTGCAACTTACAAGGCTGTCCATATGAATCGCCAGAGCAACAGCGCGCCCTAAAACTAAGCGACTTTGCAATGCCACCTGCAGGAAAAGGAGTTATCTATTATGAATAAAGCAGATTTGAGTAAAATAGAACTAACCTATAAAGAATGGATAAAAGAGATTGATACATTTATCTTTAAGCGCGCTGGGCTAACTACCCATGATTTAGCGGACTGGCTTAGCCGTGACTTGTATGACGCGGGGGAGAGCGTTCGGGAAGGTGCGCGAGAATGTTTATATGCACAAGATTTAGATGATGAGATGATTGAAAATATTCTTTATTAACAAGGGCTTAGGCCCTACCCCGCCGTGGCAAGCAAATACTTGATTTCATTGGTCTTTTTGATACCACTTTTTTTTACGCAGCAAGCGAAGCTTGCGCCGCGCATAGTAGTAGTTCAACAACGCGAAGTCAAGTACAAATTTGATTCAACTGCTGCGCAACTGTAAGTCTACTTTGCATTAGGCGCGGAACGCGCCGCGCATAGTAGTAGTTCAACTATGAATTTGCAAGGCTTAAATTGAATCAGGAGGGGGCAAACCTCAAGTCTTATTTCGCTTTATAACAGTTAGCACCGCGCATAGTAGTAGTTCTACTACCGCCATGCAAGTACAAA